ACCTCATTAAGCTTAAATGAAATATCTAAAGAAGTTGGATGGCCTTTAGCTAAGGTAAATCAAAAGATTAATCAACTTGGTTTATCTTGGCTAAAGAACTCCAGAAAGAAAATGTCAAGAGGTCAGACTGCACTGACCGCTATTATGCAAAAACTTCTTCCTGGCGAAAAGATTATTAATGAATATGTTCTAGGCGATAAGCTTAGATTAGACGTTTACTGTCCGTCGTATCAAGTGGGTGCAGAGTACCATGGTAGACAGCATTTTTTTTATACTGCAAAGTTTTTTGATTCCAAATATGACTTTGAAGAAGCGCAAAAAAGAGATCAAAAAAAGATAGAACTTTGCAAAGAAATGGGTATAGCCTTGATAATCTTTCGCTATAATGACATGCTTACGGAACAAGCTGTTTATGATAGACTATTAGATGCTATAAGAAACTCTCCTTTCAAAAAAGAAGAGAAGCAAAAGAATTCTTTTTATAGCAGTAAGGCTTACTTAGACTCTAAGAAGCGTCGTTCTGAACTTAGAAAAAAAGCATACAGAGAATTAAAGCAGCAGAGAAAAAACAATAATGGAAAAACCTGAAGATAATCAAGATATTCCAATCGAGTATCAAGTATTTGCCCTTTCTCTAAGACAAGAGGGGGCTATTACTCATTTTGCAGAGAACTTGCCAGAAGATATCGTTGGCATTAACCACGGGCAAAAGGGTATACATGAATTTTACTTAGCTCTTTTGGCCTATAGAACTGCAACTCAACTAGAGATAGTGGACCCGGTAGGTTTTAAAGACTGGTTAGGCTCAGAAACAGATATAAGAGAAGCTCTTGGCGGAACAGCCGGAGTAGATATCATGATGGATGTTTTACTTTCTCTAGATCTTTCCACTGTAGATTCTGTAGTTCAACTTATTAAGCATAAGGCAAACAAAAAGAAACAGATTGACTATCTTCATGAATTGCAAGTAATTCTAAATCAAAAAGGTGTTAAGTCAGATAAAGATTTAGCTAGAATATCTTTAATTACATCAGAGATAAGAGAGTTAGAAAATCAGTTAAACTATGATCCACTGGAAAAGTTAACTACAGCTATCGATATTTCCAATAGAGCAGAATCTCTGTTAGATATTCCAAGTTTTGTTCCAACGCAGTTTAAATCCTTAAATAGAGCTATGGGTTATACTGATGATGGAGGCTTTTACAAAGGCGCTGTACATGCTGTCATAGCCCCATCTGGAAAAGGTAAGAGTACATTTGCAAAGTGCCTAGCTAATAACTGGGTAGAAAATGGGCATACTGTTCTTTACGTTAACTTTGAAGAAGCTGTTGGTCACTGGGAAAGAATTCTCATGACACAGATCATAGGAAAGAACGTTTATGCAGAAGCGGAAAGATGGACGCCAAGCGAACGAGAAAAGTATCTTGGAATATTTAGGGAAAAGCTAGCTAAGTGGGGTAACCGCTTAATGGTTAGACACGATCCAGAAACTCCTTACTTTGAAGATCTTGAAAGATGGCTAAGAGATATTATTGACTATGCTGAAACCCCTGAGATTGTTATCATAGATACCATACAATCAATGTTCACTAAAGGTGGCAAGGGTAAGCCTAGATGGGGTGAGTTTGAAGAGATGATGGTAAAGCTAGAAAAGCTAGCTAGAGATATGAATTGCGTTTTGATTATTACAGCTCAGGAAAACTCAAATAGAATGAAAGAAAAGAGAGAAGTCGTCCAACAATCGGATACTGGTGGATCTCTTGCAATTCAACAAAAGTGCGCCGTAACAATTTTCATTACTGAAAAGAAACTAATAAGTGGAGATGACTCAGAAGATGAAAATATTATGCAGCTGCAAATACCAAAGAACAGAATTACTGGATCTAGCTTTGTTTACAATCCACCACTTGTAAAGTATGTTGATTCAAGAAAAGCTTATGAAGAATATGAACCAGTTAATCAAGAAGATTATGATGACACTAGTTCACTCTTAGACGATCTATTAGATGATGAGGATTTTGACATATGAAAGAACTAACAATAGAAGCAATTAAAGACTATCAAACTTGCGCATTGCTGTACAGTTATAGGCATGAAGAGAATTTAGTTGAGACAATTCACTCAAGAGAGTTATTTAGTACAAAATTTGAAAACACTTTAAAGAGTGTTATAAATTATTTCTTTTACAAAAAACAAGGTGGATTTACCCCTTCTTACTCTTCTCTTTTAAATAGATGGGAAAAGTTATGGTTTGCAAAAGATGCTACTGCTTATGACATCATTCATGAACAGCATGAAAGTTTTTACGGCAACACAGCGAGCCTAACATCAAAAGCTGCTTCTGCTCTTCTAGATTTTTATAATGAATTTTCAGAAGACGATTCTATTCCAATGGCAATAGACCAAGAGTTTTATGTTCCTGTTGGAAATTCAGTTAAAATTAAATCTCATTTTGATTTAATATTATATAAAAACGGAGAATATTTTATATACAAATGGGTATTTAATTTTAGAACATCGCATACGTCTTTGTATCAGATAGACTTTTCTGTTTTAAATGAAGCGTTTGGTCATAAGTTCCCGCACAAAACATCAAAAGCTCATTTTGGTTATTATGATATCTTAGCTTCTTCTCAAAAATTTGTAGAGTATGAAGTAAATGAAGAAGACTCAAAGGCTTTAAAGTATTGGTGTAGTACAATGGATGAAGACAAAAAGTTTGTACCTAGAAGAGGACTAACTTCATACTGCAAAAAGTGTCCGTTTGATAAACCTTGTTCTAAATGGAAAGATTGGGAGCTATCGTAATGCCTAAAGATTCAATACTTGATGAGATTTTAAATAAAGAAAAAGATTCAATATCCATTGTAGAAGAGAATAGTATCCTTCAACCAGTTATGGAAGAATTGGACATGATCTCTGATGACAATATAAAAAGTTTTGTTAAGTCAATTCTTATAAGAGCAGATTCTTTCTGGACTATTCCTTCTAGTTTTTCTGGCAAATATCATCCATCAGATGAACATAATCAAGGCGGTAATCTTCTTCATACTAAAAGAGTTGTCAGAGCTGCTAGTGTCATATCTGATTCATACTCTTTATCAACAGAAGAAAAAGACATAGTCTTTGCGGCATGTTTGCTACATGATGTGACAAAGGGGATTAAAGATACTGAAGATGGATACTTTCATTACGATCCAATGCATCCATATACAGTCGGAAAATTAGTAAAAAAGTGCCAGGAACACGACAAGAAGTACGCAGGGGAATCCCAATCGTCTACCCTTTTCTTGCCGGAGGAAACAGTACAGTCTATACTTAGACTTGTAAGATGTCATCTTGGACCATGGTCCCCCATCCCAGAAACAGTGCCCATTACTTATCTAGACATGATAGTACATATAGCCGATAACATTGCATCTAAAGTCCATTATGTAGTAGATGGAAAAAATATTGTGCAAGAAAGATGGAAGTTTTAACTTGGAAGACAGAATTCCAAAAAGATATTATTTACTTTCTAATTTAGACTCTTTAATACAAGAGTCTGTTTATTATCGTTCTTTTTCTGATGATATGAAGAGTGATAAAAAAGTACTTTATTTATTTGAAGAAGATTTTGGTAAAGCAGAAATAGAATGAAGATCTCATCCGACCCCAGTAAATACACATACTCCTGGAGATACGTAGAACTTGCAAAGCATATTCCAAGTTTAAATAGAATTATTAGAGAAAAAGTAGATGGAATACCAATTCTACTAGACGTTAACAACGTCCAAAAATATGCTCGCAAATATTCCAATACAGGAATATATACTTCTGTTTGGCACTATAACGATCAAGATATAGAAAAAGCCACTAGGCTTGGCTCGTTGTATTTTGACATAGACAATGAGGACGCAAATGTATCATTGGCAGAATGCCAAAAGCTTTATGAACATTTATCTCAATACATTCCTCAAGAATCCATTGTAGTTTACTATACTGGTAAAAAAGGTTTTCATATTGAGTGCGAGGCCTTAGCTCTTGGTATTAATCCATCTAACTCACTTCATCATTCTTTTAGATTCATTGCAAATGATTTATCAACAAAGCTTAATTTAAGCTCATTAGACTTTAGTGTTTATGACCTAAGAAGAATGTGGAGACTGCCAGGGTCTAAGCATCAGGAAACTGGTCGTTATAAAACAAAGCTATCTAGTGATATTATCTATTCAGATATAGACAACATTATTAGCTACTGCTCAGTGGAGCAAGACAACACAGTTGCTGATCAAGAGTTTTCCTACACTGCCAATGAATGGTATAGAGAGTACTCTTATAAAATGGAAGAGGACAGAAATAAACCTAAAGACATCCTTGCCTATTTTAATCAATATGGATCAAAAGCTCGTATAGATGTAGAAGACTCAAATAAAGTCTTTGACAAAAAAAAGTTACTTGAAAACTGTTCAGCTTTTTCTAGAATAGAAAATGAAGCAAAAGAAAAACATCACCTAGATCATGAATCTAGACTTTTCTTGTGTTCAATATTAACCTATACAGATGATGCGGTTCAATATCTTCACGATGTTCTAAGTAATTGTAATGATTATAATCCACGAAAGTCTTCTGCTCATATAAGCGATTGGATTAAGAGAAGAGAGATCGGAATTGGCGGTAGACCTTATACATGCGAGAGAGCCAACGCTGCCGGAGTTGGATGTGGAGATTGTTCGTTGGAACAAAACAAAAAATGGGTTAAGATCGGTAACAAATATATGGAAACAGATGAAAAAGTATCTCCTTCACCTATAAGATTTGCATATAATGTAGAAAAAAAAGGAGGTGAAAAGAAAAATGATTGAAGACACAGATGACGTAATCGGCGTATGCAGTGAATGCCACTCAGATCAGCCAGAAGAATATATGTATAGAAGTCCGTTTGCTCAAAACGGAACAAATGTACCATGCAAGTATTGCGGTGGAGTAGTTGTTATTACTTATAGAGAATCAAGAGACGACGCTTTAAATCAAAGCGATAGAAATAGAGGAATAAATTGAAAAATTGGACCAACCTACATAACCACACTGTCTATTCAATGTTAGATGGACATGGTAGGGTTGAGGAGTACTTGTCAAGAGCAAAGGATCTTGGCATGGTTGGGTTAGCTACGACCGACCATGGCAATATCCACTCTTGGCTTGACTTCTACGATGCTGGTACAAGCGTTGGAGTTAAACCTATTCTTGGTTCTGAGTTCTATCAAGCTAGAAAAACTAGATTTGATAAAGATGAAGAAGAAAGAGCTGGCAAGGCAAAGAATGAATGGGAGCAAAGAGGCCCATATCATATAACGATTCTTGCAAAGAATAATGTAGGCTATAAAAATATTATAAAGATTTCTTCTAGGTCATACACAGAAGGCTTTTATGTAAAGCCCAGAATAGACCATGACCTTATAGCTGAGCATTCAGAGGGTATCATTGTGTTATCCGGCTGCTTGAATCGGAGAAGTAGCTCAAGCTCTCTTAAGAAATGATTACGACTTTGCCCTAAATGCTGCACTTAAGATGCAGGACATTGTTGGTAAAGAGAATTATTTTATAGAGATTCAAAATCATGGGTTAGCCGAACAGCTGAAGATAACAAATCAGCTTGTAGAAATTGCTAACAAAATAGGTGCAAGAATAGTTCCAACTGGGGACTGTCATTACGTGCACAAAGAAGATGCTCACGCCCATGATATTATGTTGTGCGTTGCAACAAACAGTAATATTTATACTGAGAATAGATTTTCTTTTAGTGGAGATAATTTTTATCTTAAGTCTTATGAAGAAATGGCTTCTACTTTTGATGAATCATGGCTAAAGAATACTCTTCATGTTTCTGAAATGGTTGATGTTAACTTAAGTTTTGGTGATCTCTACTTTCCAAACTATCCAATTGAAAACGGTCAAGATGTTGACTCCTACTTAAATGGATTAGTCTGGTCTGGTTTAAAGAAAAAGTATGGAGATTCACTTTCAGATGAGATCGTATCTAGAGCCAACCATGAGCTAAGAGTCGTAAAGGAAATGGGTTTTCCTGAATACTTCTTAGTGGTATCCGACCTGGTTAACTGGGCAAAAGATAATGACATTAGAGTTGGCTGGGGAAGAGGTTCTGCAGCAGGCAGCATCCTTTCGTACGCTTTAGGTATTACAAATTTAGATCCACTTAAGTTTGGACTAATGTTTGAAAGATTCTTAGTTGAGGGAAGAAAGTCAATGCCTGACATCGACTTGGACTTTGACGATAGACATAGAGATAAAGTAATTGATTACGCCAGATCTAAATATGGGCATGACAGAGTTGCTCACATTTGCACCTTCAATAAGACTGGTGCTAGACAATCAATCAGAGATGCAGCGAGAGCACTTGGTCATGACTTTTCAACTGGCGATAAGGTCTCTAAGCTTGTTCCACCTCCAGTTTTAGGAGTTTCAAAAAACCTGGGCGAGTGCATGCAGGTTACCGAGTTTAAAAAAGAATACGAATCCAGCGAAGACAGTAAGACAATCATTAATGCAGCCTTTGGCCTAGAGGGGCTAGTAAGACAAACTGGTGTACACGCTGCAGGAGTTGTTATTTCAAGAGGTCCTTTGACGGACTACCTACCCATTATGCAAAAAGGTGTTGATTCACCAATCGTTACCCAGTGGGATATGGGTAGAGTTGAACAGTGTGGACTATTAAAGATTGACTTCTTAGGTTTAAGAAACCTTGGTGTGATTGATCATTGTTTAAAGCTATTGGAAAAAAATAAAGATATTAAAATAAATCTAGATGAAATACCATTAGACGATAAAAAGACTTTTGATGAGCTATGCAAGGGCAACGCAATAGGCGTGTTTCAGCTTGAGTCATCTGGAATGAGACAGCTAATGGTTCAGCTGCAACCTCAAGATATTAAAGACATTATGGCCCTAATATCACTTTATAGACCAGGGCCAATGGGTTCTGGTATGGATAAGCTTTATATAAATAGAAAGCACAACAGAGTCCCAATAGACTACGAACACCCTGCAATGAAGTCTGCACTTCAAGACTCCCTGGGCATCATGCTTTACCAGGAAGACGTTCTAGCTGTTGCTAAGGACTTAGCTGGATTTACTGTTCCAGAAGCAGATGATCTTAGAAAAGTTATCGGTAAAAAGCAGATGGATAAAATCCCTAAGCTTAGAAAGAAGTTTGTTGACGGCTGCTTAGCAACGGTTGATATCACAGAAGATAAAGCTAATAAAATATTTTCTGACATTGAATACTTTGGTGGCTATGGTTTTAACAGAGCTCACGCAGCAAGTTATGCGATGGTCTCCTATATCACTGCTTACTTAAAAACTCATTATACAGCAGAGTACATGGCAGCTCTACTAACATCCGTTGCTGGAAATAAGGATAAGTCAGCACTATATCTTTCGGACTGTAGAAACCTTGGTATAAAGGTAGCACCTCCGTCAATTAATTTTTCTATGCACGACTTTGAAGTTGTTTCTGACACAGAAGTTCTTTTTGGTCTTTCTGCAATCAACGGTATTGGCCCAGCAATAGCAGACGCAATTATTAATTGTAGAAATTCAGATATGCCCTATGAATCAATGCACGACTTCATGAGAAGATGCGATTCTGTTATTTTAAAAAAATCAACGATAGAACATCTGGCTGCATCTGGAGCTTTTGATGAACTTATATCTTTAACCGAAGACATTGAATTGAATAGAAGAAGAGAGTTAGAAATCCTAGAAAGAGAAAAGAGTGAACTTGGTATTTACGTATCAAAGCACCCTATAGAGGGTGTCTGGGATGCTATTAAACCAAAGATCGATTCTGAAATCTTTGATCTTTCAGATTACTCTGCTGGTTCTAAGGCAAAAATTGGTGGAGTTATAACTTCTTGCAAGAAAATGATCACCAAAAAAGGGATGAAGATGTTCAAGATGAACATAGAAGATTTAACTTCTGGAATTGAAGTTATTATTTTTCCCAAAGAAGCAAGACAAATGGAAGATGATTTCTTTTCAGAAGGAGACATCGTAATATTTAACGGCACTGTTTCCAAAGAGGGAGACGAAGAAGCTTCTACTGTTAAATTAATTTATACATCCTGCGAAAAAATAGATAGCGCAATACTTACTGGTAGTAGACCTATAATTTTAAAAGCTGATTCAATGGTATCTAATGAAAACATACAATCTATATATGATATAATTAATGCAACAAATGGCGCTTCCACTGTATTTTTAGAAATGACAGATGGAATCAAGAAGTATAGTTTTAGATTTAATAAAACTACTTCTCTAAAAATAGAAGATAAATTACAATCAATAATTAATTTAGGATAAAGAATGATTAGTCAGGTAACAATAAATCCAACGCATAAACCTTGCTGGGTATTCTGTTCCTCGTGCAACAGATGCCAAGACAAGGGTAGATACAGTAAGTGCGGAGACTGTAGTGGTAGGTATGATCCAAACTTAAAAATTCTTCCACACCCAGATGATTTCTGCGACTGCAAAAATGGTGTTCTTAGATGGAGAACTCAAGAGGGTAGAATAATTATCACTAGGTTCAAGTCAAATCCGTTCAAAGGTAAGGTTACCTATGAGAAAAAATCAGAAGATGAAAGAGATTGGGACTCTTATGTTAGAGACATGAGAGAAAAGCTCAATGACCCAAATTGGAACCCCATAACTATAGTCGAGGATTAATTTAATATGATTTCAGAATCAGGAAGAATTACAAAAGGTTCTGCCACTCTAATAGAGTACGCAGAGACAGAGAATGCAATTCCGGATAAATTCTTTTTACAAAGTGGAGTAGTTGGCCTTTATGCTTCTGCTCAAGAATTAAAAGATATTTACACCATACTTCACTACTATCTAAATATAGAAGATCTTAGTAAGTGTAAGATTAAAATTGGAGATGAATATGTCGATATTTAATAATGATGATTTCATGGAAATTGCAGAAACAGGATGGATGCCAGTAGGCGACGGATGCTATTTAAATAAGTTTAATTGGCACACTATTGATCAAATTGGTAGAGAATATGACAAAGATGGTAATTTAGTTTATGACCCAGAAAGAAATAATGACCAAGATTAAAGTTAGATCAATACAAGATTTAGATCCACTGGAGAAGTTGTGTCTTACTGACTTTTCTTATTCAAGGCTTGATACTTACAAGATGTGTCCAGCTAAATATTTTTATAGTTACATACAAAAAGAGCCAAGAACTTTCAATGATGCAGCAGTTCTTGGGAACATAGTACACTCTGTTTTGGAAGAGTGTTTAGATAATAAGTCTGAACTGAATCTTGAGCAACTGCAAGAAGAGTATGTAAAGCAAAAAGAAAGCTACGATCCAACTGGCAATATACCGGAGAATTTAATTTCTGTTGGATCCGAGATTCTTAATGAGTTCTATGACAAGCACTATGAAGATTCGTTTGATATATATGACAAAGAATTTGGCTTTAGTTTTGTTATAGGTAACTATCTTGTTAATGGATTCATAGATAGAATAGATTTTTATGATGACAATACGATAAATATCATCGACTATAAAACTCGGAAAATGGGAAGTAACACAAAAAGAAGT